GTACTGCATACCAACGAGGTTGTCCAGTGGACCCATCGCCCAGAGGTTATCCTGACGTACTCTCCAGCCTGTGTGGTAAATCGGGGGTACGCCGAAGATAGCGTCGTTCACCTTCTTACCGATTACCCGGTGACGATCAACCACGGTAATCTTGTGGTTCTTCATCAACTCTCCGGTATTCTCGTCGTACAGATCTCCGTAAAACGTGAGGACTTCGACAAACCGAGAACTGAGATAGGCACGGAAAGAATCGAAACCGTCAACGCGGTAGTAGTCGTCTTTCTCTGAGACCTTGGTTCCACCGTGGCCACCGGCCCTAGCGGAGTTGCGAATCTCTTTGAAGTAGGCTAGAAGCTTTTCTGTCTCTTCCTGATCTTCTGGTACTGAGAAACTCTTGACTAGCGCTTCGAGCTGACCAACAGATACAAGAGCTCTGGTGATTTTCGGGGAGTCTTCAAACGACGTTGCAGTCGGGTCGAATACAATATCGAGGGGAGAGATACGCAGAGGCACAGGGCCAACAAAACCAGCTCTATCTCCGTCATCCGTTGCAATCCTTTCGTCTACCCATTCTACGCTGCCTATAGGGTTTCCGTAGTCGATGTAGTCTAGTACGAGTTTCTTTAGTTGTTTCTTTACCCGAGGCTCACTAACCAAGTTCTCCATGAAGAGCTGGATAGCTTTCTGCTTCTCTTGATCTTGTTCCCTAGCACCTTCCCACTGCAGCCATCCTCGTCTGGGAAACAAGGAGGACATATAATTAGCAATGAGGTTATCTCTGATCTGGCAGAGCTTCGGAATAGTGGTGGTGTTCTTCCAAGGAAGGTTAGAATTAGTTGTGTGAGTAGTATCCGTAGCGAACACGTATCGCCGGATTTCGTCCCACTCTGTTATTTTCTTTCTGCGAAGATTTTCCCACGACTGCCAAGTTGCAGCAATCTGTGTCCCTAGTTGATCAGGGATCAGGACATCTTCTAGGTCTAGGGTTTTAGTGACCAAGGTTAGTATCCTCCACCGAATCGGTTTTGTGATGCGGTTCTGTTGGTGTACACACTAGAGAGCTGGTTAGAGAAGCTCGAGGAGTGCATACTAGGAGCTACACAAATTTCTATGCAGCTTGCGAGGGAGTCTTTTACGTCGTCGTGTGGCGGGTTCTGCAGGACTAGTTCATCCTCTAGTACTTGGCAGTTCCCTCCGGGATAGTGGTAGACCTGCAGGTTGTCGTATCGTGGCTGCAGGATAGCGTTCATCCGTTCTTCTTTGGATCCCTGATACCGGGTAGGCCGGTAGGATTCTACGCTGAGAGCCAAACCATGCTTCCTGATGTAGTTCTGTTTCAGGTCGTTCACGATCATCTCTTGGGCTACGGTAACCTCAGCTCTGATTTTCCTGAAGTCCCATTTCTGGTGTAGCCTGAGAATTTCTTTAAAGTAGTCCGCAATCTTGTCTGTCTTAAACCGGGACACATCCAAGACGTAGTAGTTGTGGTCGGAGTCGATCCCTACAACGGAGATAGCTGTGTAGTCTGCTTTCTTAGCTAGAGAGAAAGCGAAGTCCACAGAGGCGAATACGTTAAGTCGTCTGCCTTTGTAGTGCCATTTTCCTTCTCGTCTGGAGAGGTGATTTCTTTCGTAATATTGGAAAGTGTCTCTGGAGATAGCTGCAGACTCGGCGTCATTCGGATTATTGTAGTATTGTGCTCGGAATTGTATTCGATCGAGATATTGTGCCCGCTTCTTAGCAAGGATTCGATCATCGAAACCAAACCACTTACCGTCGTATCGTTGCTGTCGAGGCCAAAGGAATTCACCAGTTCCGTCTCCGATATTCTCCACCTGTCTTTCGAACATCTCGTACAGAGGTTCTGAAGAGGAGACATTCCCCAGTTCATCCAGTGTTTCCACCTCCATCTCTCTGAGATCGTTGTAGAGGTCTCTTGGGTGGTATCGGGTTCCTACAACCCACTCTTGGGCGTCGGCACCTTCAATACTACTCAAGAATGAATACTGGGTACGTACCTTGTTCCTGCCGTCTTCGTGGTAGGCGTTCTCACCTACGACAACATCATCAAGAATGGCAATATCGCAGTGCAGACCTACAATTCCGGTTGTGAGTCCTGCAGTGAAGACAGTCGGGTCTCTGACCGCTTCGGCTTTCCTGAGAGGGTGGTCAACCGATATTTCTGATTCGGTCCACTTCTCCCGTTTACCTTCCATCTCGTCTACCATCTCTGGCCAGTACATGCGGTACTTGTCGCACGTCAAGATGTCTTTGATAAATTTTAACTGCTTGGTAGCAAGATTAGCAGTCGAGGAGATATACAGTATTCTTACGGTGGGATCTTTTGTTATCTCCCAAGCAGCGCGGTAGGCTACCAAGGCAGACTTCATGTGATCCCGAGGGAGCAAGAGGAGCTGGTGGCTTTTGGATTCCTCCTTACACCACCAGTTTATAACCTCCTTGTGAATACCCCCGAGTACTCGTTGGGGATGAACCAAGTTGATAAACTTCTCTAGGGAGGACTCTGCAGCCTGCCTGACTAGTTCACGTTTGTCGTCTTTACTTTTTGACACTACAGCCATTTATTAATCTGTATCTTAATAACTCGTTTGACTGCTGCTGCAACAGGAGGAGCACCGGGGATGAAGGTTTCCGACATTGAAGCAAGCCCTGTTGCGGCTGCACTTAAAGTTTTAACAAAGAATCTTGCTGTAGTTAAAGTTGCAGTGCCTACTGCGGTAACTACTAAAGAAACGGCTCTGGTAGAGGCTGTAGTTATAGTTGCTGTACCTACCGCTGTTGCATTCAAAGTTTTGCTTATATTTTTTAGTAGTGTAGCGGTTCCTACTGCTGTGGCTGTTAAGACTAGTGCAGTAACTTTATTTGTAGTTGCCGTTGCCGCTCCAATCGCTGTAGCAGAGAGTGTTCTGACGAAGGTCGTTACCGTAGTCAACACAGGTGTACCGATAGCTGTAGCAGCTAAACTTTTAACAAATACGAAGGCATCCGTAATTACTGGTGTACCTGTGGCTGTTACAGGTAAAGTTCGAAGATACGTAGCTACCGTAGTAATCGTTGGAGTTCCAAAACCCGAAAAAGAAAGTGTGATTCCAATATTACGTATAAACGAAGCAGTACCTACCGCAGTAGCAGAAAGTGTCCTGACGAATGTAGTGATTGCAGTTAATACAGCAGTACCTACTGCAGTAGCACTTAGATTTACCGTAAAAGAGTTGACAAATGTTAATACAGCAGTACCTACCGCAGTAGTAGAAAGTGTTCTAGGATAAGTTGCTATCGTAGTTAATACTGGTGTGCTGATAGCTGTGCTTGTTAATGTTCTTAGATATGTTGCCAGTGTTGATAAAACTGGAGTTCCGGTTGCTGTAGCTGGTAAACTTCTGACGAAAATTACTCCGGGTGTTAATACAGCAGTTCCAATAGCCGTAGCAACCAGAGTTTGTACTACCAATTGTACGGGTGTTAATACCGCTGTACCTACCGCTGTAGCAGCTAGTGCAACCACATAGGTTATAATTGCAGCTAAAGAGGCGGTTCCGGTGGCTGTAGCTGAGAGTGTTTTCGAAACCTGTTTAACAAAAGAAGCAGTTCCTATAGCCCCTGCTCCGATGCTTTTTAGAAAGGTTGCGGCTGTGGAGAGTACAGAAGTTCCGGTTGCCGAAGAAGTTAAAGTTCGAATAAATGTTGTGGTGGATGCGAGAGTTGAAGTTCCGGTTGCGGTAGCTGTAAGAGTTTTAGGAGTAGTTGATCCTGAAGCAGTATAAATAGCAAAGCCAATTGATGACCAATATTCATTTGCGCCACTATAACTCCAAGTGCCACCGCTAATCGTGCCCGATGAAGCAAGAGGTGCTGTTTGTGCCGATAACGCGCCGTCACTCCCACCTGCATAGCCATCGTCGTATTGTAGTGTCCAGTCGCCCCCGGTTTCGCCGGTAAAGCTCGCTGCTGACTCATCATCGTTGATGCCGGTAAAACTGATACACAGTCTATCAACGTCAGTAGTTGTGACGCTTGGAGCACCCGGACTCTTGCTTTGCGTCCACCCTGAAGCGGGATTGCTAGCGGTTCCTTCAATCTCGCTGCCACCCGACACACGGTACATTCTACCGATATGGGGATCACCAGAAGTTAGTCCGGTTACTGACTCGCTACCACTTTCAGCCCCCGTAGCAACCAAGGTCCATATTTCAATGTGTCCTTCGGCGCTTTGCAGGCGACTGGTCAAGCCAGTCCAACTTCCACCCGGACCACTTGCTGTTGCTTGACCGTTGTTCCCGTTCACATAGACGAGGATCAGCAGATCGCCGCTGTTCACCGTTCCCGGATATGAAACAGAAAGGCTAGTGCCGGTTCCCGTTGCGACTGTGCCGGGAGTTTCTAGGACAGGGATTGCCATGTACTAAATCAAATAATCATCCAGACCAACGGCCCAGTCCCCAACGACTATAGCGACATCGATACCATCAATACGAACATCGTCAATTTCTTCATAGACTGTTGCTGCCCAAAGGTCTGCATCACTGGCGAGCACAATATCCTCGGAACCATTTTTGCCAAAGATAATCCGGTCACCCTCATCAAAATTGAGATCATCAATACGGTCTAGTTTAACACCCCCACTTAAATCTTTCCAATCAAAGTAGAAGGTGTCTGCCCCTTCGCCTCCAAGCATGATATCACGATCTTTACCCCCTTGGATAAAGTCATCACCAGCACCGCCTTCAATAGTATCACGACCGCCTCCGCCTTTCAACACGTCGTTACCACCATTACCGAAGATTGAATCCCAGCCACTCTTACCAGCTAGAATATCATCCCCTGCTGTTCCATTTAAAATAAGATCTCTTGGCATATCGTTAAATTTCCTTTGTGTGATATTACGACCAAGTTAGATCAATCGTAAATTCAATCTTGTCATTCAGAGTTAAAACAATCCCCGTGAAATCACCGTGGACAATCAAGGAACCGCCGGTGCTCTGATCAAAGGAGCCAGCATTAGTAATAGTCTTACTGCCGTCAGCGGTAATCGTAGCGACCAAGCGGTTGGTATTACTGGTTGGTTGAGACTCTGTAGCTGCTACCCTAGCTTCAGAAGCTTCGGTGAACAACGTGGTGTCGCCTTTAGCTGCAGTACCAGCACCAGTACCCCAGCCTACAAAATAGTTAGCTGGAGGAGAGGATGTGCCGTCGAAAACGTCAGCAGTCCAATCTTCACCAGCATCGGTGTATACTGTAGCCATTATTTATTTATTCCTTAGGTTTATTTAGTTGGTAAAAATTTAGCATACCAAGGTTTATCCATCTCGGCTTCTTCCCAAGTATCGGTAGCTGCCCGGTAGATACGAGCCTTGATAGTAATTTCTGGTTTTGCTTTAGCAGGTTCCATCATCGTTTCTGTAGACATATTTGTTGTTACCTCAGCTCTGTGACGTACAAGGACCCAGCAGCAGAAATTTGAATAGCTGCAATCTTTTCTGCATCTTGTACTTTAAAATACTAACAACCCCCGCAGGCAACGGCATAGAAGAACTGGTAGCGGTAGGGTTCAGGCCAAATTCTAGGAAACAGTCTTGGTTGGCATAAACGCGAACTACTATTGTATTTTTGTTGAACGCGGGGGTTTGCTGAGAAGTTCCGGTGAAACTTAGAGTGTGCGTCGTTCGGGGGCGAAGTGCCCAGATAGGGGAGTTATTCGCATCTGTAGGAAAGGTCGTTCCCTTTGAATCACTCATGGTTTCAGCCTATTTCTTTTCTTTTTAGCGAAGTCGGTTAACTGCCGAGAAGCTTTCTGGTTGATCTTCTCGTTAGCTTTGGAGATCTGCTCACGGCGGAGTTTCTTCAGGAAGTTCTCGAAGTTAGTCAAATCTTGTCGGTTGACTTCTCCTTTATTACCTTTGAATGTACCTCTAGACGAAGGTCCCCGTCTGTCGATCACGTTCTTTGAAGGTTTGGTTTTCCTGAAGTCTACCATCTCTTAGCCTTTGTTCATGGAGACTAGCTGAGTGCAGACCTTGTTAGCGATAGCTTCTACCATCTCGCCTACAACTCCGGTGCTCATAACATTCATAGCATCAGAATGACGGAGGCGCTGGTTGTGCTCTGCCGACTTCATTTCGATTTCGAGAGCGTTCAGTTTAGACTGGTGAGCAAGACGCTGCTCGGTTTCTGCGTTAGCGTAGCGTTGGTTAGCCATCGAGACAGCGTAGTCTTGGGATTGATGTACATCATAAGTT